ACCCAAAAATCTCTCCCCGCCGTTTTCCCAAGGAGGTCGACGATGCCGCCCAGGCTCCGAGTCGCCTCCGAGGTCGACGCGCCGGCGAAGCCCAAGACCGTCTCCGAGGCGGCAGACAAGGGCACGACCCGTGAGCTGCTGGTCGCCATGCGGACCCGCATCGCGAAGGCGGTCGAGGACCCGAACACCCCGGCGCGCGACCTCGCGGCGCTGACGAAGCGGCTCGTCGAGGTGGTCCGCGACATCGAGGCCATCGACGCGCGCACGGAGCAGGAGGCAGCGGGTGCCGCCGGCGAAGTCAGCGACGCAGCCTTCGACGCCTCGGCTATCTGAGGTCGCGCGTCACGTCGTCATCCCGAAGGGGATCGTGTCGACGGCCTGGCCGCGGATCGTGGCGAAGTGCCGGGAGCTGGGCGTCGAGTTCGACGAATGGCAGCACGGCATCGGGCAGATCGCGCTCGGCAAGCGCGAGGACGGCAAGTACGCGGCCACGGTCGGTGGCGTCGTCCTGTCCATCCCGCGCCAGGTCGGCAAGACGTTCCTCGTCGGCATGATCGTGATCGCGCTGTGCCTGCTCCATCCCGGCCTGACCGTGCTGTGGACGGCGCACCGGACACGGACGGCGACAAAGACTTTCCACACGCTCAAGGGCATGACGGAGCGGGCCAAGGTCAAGCCGCACATGCTCGAGCCGCGCCTGTCCAACGGCGAGCAGGAGATCCGGTTCCGCAACGGGTCGGTCATCATGTTCGGCGCCCGTGAGCAGGGCTTCGGCCGCGGCTTCGACGAGGTCGACGTCGAGGTGTTCGACGAGGCCCAGATCCTGTCGGAGCGCGCGCTCGAGGACATGGTGCCCGCGACGAACCAGTCGCGGCATCCCGCCGGCGCGCTGCTGTTCTTCATGGGCACCCCGCCGCGACCCGGCGACCCGGGCGAGGAGTTCACGAACCGCCGGGATGCCGCGCTGGCCGGTCAGACCGAGGACACCGTCTACGTCGAGTTCTCGGCCGACGACGACGCGGACCTCGACGACCGGGCGCAATGGCGCAAGGCCAACCCGTCGTTCCCGCGCCGCACGCCCGTCGAAGCGATGAAGCGGATGCGGGCGAACCTGACCGACGACGACTCCTACCGCCGTGAGGCGCTGGGCATCTGGCAGTCGCTGTCGTCCGAGGCCATCCCCCGCGCAGCGTGGGCGGCATGCGCCGACGTCGAGTCGAAGGCAGCCGACCCGGTCGTGTTCGGCTTCGACGTCTCCCCCGACCGCTCGCGGTCATCGATCTCCGTCGTCGGCAAGCGCGACGACGGCAAGCTCCACGTCGCCGTCGTCGACTCCCGTGCGGGCGTCGACTGGCTCGTCGCCCGCTGCGTCGACCTGCAACGGCATGAGCCGCTGTGCTTCGCCGTCGACCCGGCGGGGCCTGCGGGCGCCCTGATCCAGCCGATGCGGGAGGCGGGCCTCGACGTCGTCGAGGTGCCGACGCGCCCGCTGACGCAGGCGTGCGGGCTGTTCTTCGACCTCGTCGTCGCCGGCGACCTGGCGCACCGCGACGAGGGTGTGCTGAACGCCGCTGTCGCCGGTGCGGCGTGGCGCCCGGTGGGCGACGCCCGCGCGTGGGCGCGCAAGACCTCGTCCTCTGACATCACGCCGCTGTACGCGGCGACCGTCGCCCTGCACGCCTTCGGCGAGCGGGACAAGCCCGCCGACCCCGGCGTGTGGTTCATCTAGGAGGCCCCGTGCTGCCGCTCGCGCTGCTGGCCGTGGCCGTCGTCCTGATCGTCACCGGCGTCGCGCTGCTGTCGGTCCCCGCGGCGCTCATCGCCGCCGGCGCCCTCATCGGGGGCGTCTCCCTGTTCGTGGACTTCGACAAGGTCAAGGGCGGTGACGCATGAGGCTCGCCGACCGTCTCGCGGGCCGCGCCCTGCCCACGCCGGAGTCGATGCCCTATCAGGTGCTGACGCAGACGTTCCAGGCCGAGGGCTACGAGTCCGTCGGGTCGACGTTCGAGTCCTACGCCCGTGAGGGCTACCAGGGCAACGGCATCGTGTTCGCGGTCCTCAACGCCCGGCTGACGTACTTCTCGCAGGCGACGTTCAAGTTCCGCCGCCTCGCCGACCACTCCCTGTTCGGCACGGAGGCGCTGTCGGTCCTCGAGGACCCGTGGCCCGGCGGCGGCACCGGCGAGCTGCTGGCGCGGATGATCCAGGACGCCGACCTCGCGGGCAACGCCTTCATCCGCCGCAAGGCCGGCGGGACGTTGGAGCGGCTGCGCCCCGACCTCGTCGACATCGCGTCGGTCGAGGACGAGGACGACTCCGAGCGCGTCGTCGGCTACGTCTACTGGCGCGACGGGCGTTACTTGAAGTCCGAGCCGGAGATGTACCCGGTCGACGACGTCGTCCACTGGTCGCCGATCCCCGACCCGCTGGCGTCGTGGCGTGGCATGTCGTGGCTGACCCCGATCACGCGCGAGATCAACTCCGACACGGCGATGACGGTCCACAAGCAGGCCTTCCTCGACAATGCGGCGACGCCGAACCTCGTCATCCGCTACGCCTCGAAGCTGGCCCCCGATCAGGTGGCGCTCATCCGCGACAGGTGGAACGCCCGCTACGGCGGCGTCCGCAACTCGTGGAAGACGGCGATCCTCGACGAAGGCGCGGACCTCACCGTCGTCGGCGAGGGCCTCGAGCGCATGGCGTTCACGACGGTGCAGGCCGCGGGCGAAAACCGCATCGCGGCGGCGGCCGGCGTGCCCGGCATCATCGTCGGGCTCAAAGAGGGCCTCGACGCCGCCACGTACTCGAACTTCAACCAGGCGATGCGCCGCTACGCCGACGGGACCCTCGAGTTCCTGTGGCAGTCGGCGGTGCGCGCCCTGTCGAAGCTCGTCGTCGTCCCCGACGGCGCCGAGCTGTGGTTCGACCGGAGCGCGATCACGGCTCTGCGCGAGGGCGAGAACGAGCGCGCCCAGACGGTGCAGATCCTCGCTGCTGCGGGGCTGAACCTCATCAACGCCGGCTACGAGCCGGACGCGGTCACGCAGGCGCTCGTCGCCGGTGACCTCTCGCTCCTCCTCGGCCGCCACAGCGGAGCGATCCCGACCGCCCTCTACCCCGACGGCAGGGCGCCCGTGACCGGAGGAAACGCATGACCGAGCAGCTCTCCCGCTCGTTCCCCGAACTCACCGTCCGCGCGGACGGCACCGGCCGCACCATCGGCGGCCTCGTGGTGCCCTACAACCGCGCCGCGCGCGTGTCCGACGGCGGCCCCGCCTATGACGAGATGTTCGTGCAGGGCTCGACGACGCGGACCATCCAGCACCGGGGCGACCGCATCAAGCTCCTGTCCCAGCACAACAGCCGCAGCAACCCGCTCGGCGTCGCCGTGCGCGACTCGTGGCGCGAGACGCCCGACGGCCTCTACGGCGAGTTCAAGGTGTCCCGCACCGCCGCCGGCGACGAGGCCCTCGAGCTGGTCCGCGACGGCGCCCTCGACTCGTTCTCCATCGGCTTCACCCCGATCAAGCACGAGAAGCGCGACGGCGTCACGGTCCGCACCGAGGTCGCTCTGCGCGAGGTGTCGCTGGTGACCTTCCCCGCCTACGACGACGCCCGCATCTCCACGGTGCGCGACGCCACCGCCGCCGACCTTATCGCCCGTGGCTACACGCCCGAGTCGGTCGAGCGTGCGCTCAACGAGGGCGACATCGCGCACCTCGTCTGGTCCGGCATCCAGCCGACCTCACTGATTCCTGCGACCACCGCTGACGAGCGCTCGGAGCAGACCGCAACACCCGTCGAGGACCCGGCCAGCGCCACTCCCGACGCCCTCACCCGTTTCCGTCACCTGCGCCACATCGCGCGGGAGAAGGGCATCATCTGATGTCGCACAACACTGAGGCGCTGGGCGCGAAGGTCGAGGCGCTGCGCGCCGAGATCGTCGAGCTCGACGCCATCGAGGCTCCCACCGAGGAGCAGGCCGCCCGCTTCGACGCGGCCATGTCCGAGTTCGACGCCGCCAAGGCCGAGTTCGACGCCGCCGTCGAGCGCGCCGCCAAGGTCGAGGCCGTCCGCGCCGCCCACATCGAGGGCCGCGTCGAGCGCGCCTTCCACGCCCCCGAGGTCATCGTCAAGCGCGACGTGTTCGAGAACCTCGACGCCGTCCGTGCCGGCTACGTGTCCGGCACCGAGATCGTGTCGCGCGCCGCGACCGCCATCGAGGACACCAAGGCCACGAGCCTCGACGACGCCGCCAAGCAGCGCGCCACCGAGCTCGCCGAGATGCACCCCGCCGTCGCCCGTCAGATCCTGCTCACCGGCACCCCGTCCTACCGGAGCGCCTTCGAGAAGCTGATGAAGCACGGCGAGACTCGCGGCATCGCGATGCTCACCGACGCCGAGCGCGCCGCCCTGAGCAACACCGACGCCAACGGCGGCTACACCAACCCGTGGCTGCTCGACCCGACCGTGATCCTGACGAACGACGGTTCCTCGAACCCGTTCCGCCAGATCGCGACCATCGTGACCGGCGCCTCGGACACGTGGCAGGGCATCACCTCCGCGGGCGTCACCGCTGAGTGGCTGTCCGAGGGCTCGCAGGCCGCCGACGCGTCCCCGACCGTGGGTCAGCCCGCGATCACCGCGTTCAAGGCCTCGGCCTACGTGTTCGCGTCCTACGAGCAGGAGGCGGACGGCCAGCTCGTCTCGCAGCTCCCGCGCCTCATCGCCGACGCGAAGGACCGCCTCGAGGCGACCGCCTTCGCCACCGGCAACGGCACGACCGCGCCCGAGGGCGTCGTCACCGGCGTCGGCGCTGTGACCGCGTCGCGCGTCTCCCCGCAGACGGGCGGCACGTTCACGTCCGCCTCGATCCAGGACATCTTCACCGTCGCCAACGCGCTCACCCCGCGCTCCGCGTCGAACGCCTCCTGGCTCGGCAACAAGACGACGCTCAACCTGATCCGTCGCATGGCGATGGGCCAGAACAGCGCCAACTCCGTCTGGACCGACTTCGCCCTCGACCGCCCCGGCAGCCTCCTCGGCTCCCCGGCCTACGAGGCGTCGGCCATGACCAGCACCTACACCACCGGCTCGGACGTGCTCCTCGCCGGTGACTTCAAGGCGGGCTACTACATCTTCGACCGCGTCGGCGTCGAGATGCGCTACCTGCCCATCGTGGTGGGCGCCAACGCCCGCCCGACCGGGCAGGCCGGCTGGTTCGCCTTCTGGCGCGTCGGCGCGAAGGTCGTGGACCCGAACGCCTTCCGCCTGCTGCGCCTCTGATCGCAGCGCACGAACGACCGGCCCCGACGTCCCGCAGCGTCGGGGCCGGTCCCGTACCACCCCACCACTCCGCTGCGGGAATCCTCTGCGGGAGCCACCATGATGTGTGTCCTCGTCCCCTCTCGGGGGCGCCCAAGCAACATCGCACGACTGGCCGAGGGCTGGTTCCTCACCGGCGCCGTCGCGCACCTCGTCGTGTGCGTCGACTCCGACGACCCGGAGCTGTCCGGCTACCAGCATGTCGCCGACGACTACGGGTTCGCCCTGCGTGTCGGCGCACCGTCGCGCATCGGCCCGATCCTGAACGACGTGGCCCCGGCGCTCGCGCCCGGCTACGACGTGGTCGGGTTCATGGGCGACGACCACCTGCCCCGCACTATCGGGTGGGATGCGGAGATCGAGGCCGCGTCTACGCCGTGGACGGTCGTGTACGGCAACGACCTGCTGCAAGGCCGGAACCTCGCCACGGCGGCGTTCCTCGGCACGGGCATCGTGCAGACGCTCGGCAAGTTCGTGCCCCACGGCTTCGAGCACCTGTACCTCGACAACTTCTGGATGGGGCTGGGCCGTGGGCTCGGCACCCTCACCTACCTCGACCACGTCGTGATCGAGCACCTGCACTACCTGAACGGCAAGGCACCGGCGGATGCGCTGTACGCCGAGGTGAACTCGGCCGGCATGTACGCCCGTGACGGGCAGCGCTGGGCCGACTACGAGGCAACCGGGCAGCTCGCCGCCGACGTGGCCGCGTGCAGGGCGGCGATGGCATGAGGACCCGCCTGCGCCCCGCGATGGACGCCGCAGAGCTGGCCTCCGTGTACGCGACGCCGCACGACGCCCGCCGCTGGCCCGACCATCAGGTCCGGGTCCGCGAGACGGTCGCGTTCATCCGCCAGCAGGTCGGCCCCGTGTCGACGGCGGCGGACCTGTCCTGCGGCAACGGGC